GTCCATCTGATTCGCCGCTGCTTGTAGGTCTGGGGGTAGGGGTTTGACTTTTTCCACAGTTTCCACAGGGATATGCGGCGGCGCAGCCGCCGTAGGTTTAAGTACTTCCCTACCCAACCCTACCCCAACCCCACCCAACCCTAGCTGACCATTGGTTAGCCGCTCGGTTAGCCATGATTCGAGTTCTTTTTTAGGAACTCCGACTGGCGCGACGCCATGATGTCCGGTTTTGAGACGACTTTCCGATGGCAAACGCCCGGGCTTGTCCTGCTTCACCCAATGGCCCCAAGTCTTGTCCATTTCGTCCCAGCGGAAAAGCATCTTGGCCTTTGAGTAGGCTTCGAGCATGTCGGCCACATCGGTAGGTCCGAGAATGTCTGGACGGTTGCGAACGTAAAGCCTTTGGTAGATCAGCGCCGCGTCGCATTCGAAAACACCGTTTGCCTCAGACAGAGTCAGCAGTAAAGCGAACTCTGCCCGGTAGCGCACTGGATGAACGCGAAGCAAGGCCGCGCTTGTCCCGATCAAATCCCCATTGACCAATCTATTCGGCATCTTGATTGTCTTTCTTCTGCTGCCCTGCAAGGAACTTTTCTATGCTTTGTTGAAATTCAGTCCACTTCGTGACGGACTTGGCCATTTCATACATGCTCGCAATTGTCGCTCCGGCCTCTCTGGCTTCCTTCAGAAGGTCAAGGCACATCCACTCGTTCAAGTAATTTAGGCGATTGCGAAGTATCCCGCGAATGTAATATAAATCTCTCAGGGTTGGGTCATCTGCGAATTTGCGGTTATTGGCGGCGATCTTCGGAATGTAATCAAACGATTTGGCCCAACTTTCCCTAGTTCCCTGCTGATTGTATTGAGCGAAAGATGTATCTGCAGCTTGTAGTAATTCGCCCAGAGAAAACTTCCGAAGCCAAGTTCGCAAACAGGCTTCTCCGCGCTCATTCGGGCGCCATTTAGGACCGCCAACTTCAACAATTCTGTCGAACAAAGCCTTGATTGAGACTTCCTGCAATTGTTCAAGTTCTTTGCGCCATTGAAGCATCATCTCCAACTGGAGGCGCTTTTCGTTAAGCCTAGCCAATTGCTCCTGCTGTACCTTTAACGTGGAATGGTCGGAAATCAGCCGTGCGCCCTTGCCAGCATTGCATTCGAAACAGGCTGTAATCAGATTAAGAATGTCGTCTGTTCCGCCCTCGGCGACAGGTGTTATGTGGTCAAGAACCAAGAGAACATCAGGCGCTTTCTTCCCGCAGTACTGACAGGCAAAACTATCTCGTTTGAAAACCTCAAACCGGAGCTTCTTAGACAAGCCTTTTCGTTTCTTGCTCACGCCACTTCTCCGTTACCGCGCACCAGCCGATACCAGGAATGTGTTTCGCCGTCCACTTCCTCTGTGCGGTTCTCGATGTTATGGCCGACGGCGCGAAGCTGAAAGATTCTGGCGTTGTACTGTGCGATCCCCAGCGCGAGAATCTTCGGAAGCGGAACCCATTCGCCGTTCGCGTCGCGCAACACTTCAAGAATCCGTTCACATTGCGTCGGCCTTTTCTGTAGCGTCGTGCGCCGCGCGTCGCCCCACTGCCGCACGCGAGCCTGGTCCACACGTTCCGTGGGCGGCGGCTCAAAGGCGAACGAGTTTTGATTAGCGGCGGTCATAGCCCAAACGGATTTGTTAATGGTCGTGCCCACATAATCTTGTTTTGCCTTTGTTTCTCTGTGTGCATGTGCCGCGAAATAAAGTCATCGCGCTTTGGATGGCGGAAATGGCGGCTCTTTGGAGGAAACCAAATCGCCCACCAGCCAAGATGCAATCTTTCTATCTCGCCGCAAATTAAGCACTCGCCTTCAATCAGTCCACCGAGAATCATCGCGACCCAATCCGGCCGGTTGTAGTGCCAGACGCACCATGGTTTGCCTACCTCGTACATTCTCATTCCCGCTCCTTTCGCTGCACTGTTACGATGACGCGCTCCCCGCCCCTCCAATTCTTCGTAAGGCTGACGGTCGCCGAGCCATCATGCAGCAGCCACTTTCTTTTGCCTGGCTTGCCGTTTATAAACTCGCGGTCAACGTAGCAAATTAGTTTTTCCTTCATCGCGTCCGTCGTTCCTTTTTTCGCGTCGCCCGCGCCAGAAATTCGGTCGTCTGCTTATACAGTGCGGCGCTCGTGTACCAGCCACGTTCGGTAGCGACGGGCGAAACGCGGACGCCGCTCATCTGCGCCAGCACATGCTCCATGTAGGTTAGCGGAGTTTTCATCGCGTCGGCTCAAGCGGCTCAATCGTTATCGTCGTTCCCACCTGTTTAGGGTCTTTCGTGCGCGATTGCGTCGGCTTGACTTGCTCCATCCATCTTGGCGAGTCGTTCACGATGAATCCAGCAAGCCGCAGGGCGTCGTAAATTGGTTTTAGCCCACTTGAAAGATTGTCATCATCAAGCCTGCGAACGCGCGAATGGCAAACCTGCACAGAGACTTTCCTTCTGTCCCGCTTGTCGGATGGCCGACTTGTTATTTCTGGGAAGTCTGGTCTCTCCCGTTCGATGATTAACGCCGCATCGTGAATCCAATCCGCCCATTGGTCGCGCAGCCGCGCATACGCCGCCCAATGACGATACTTGCGGCGCAGTTCGTTGCCCGAAGGGGGAACCGCGCCCGGCACGGTGAAGCTGATCGCATCGCTCTTGGCGGCGGTCATTGGCGCGGCCTCTGCTTTCTGTTCTTTTTGTAGGCGGCGGCTAGGGCCGGAAGTGCCCCGGCGACGAGCACGGCTACGCGCCCCATTGCCTCGCAAAACTGTTCGTGGTCGAGAACGAACAAGTAGCCGCCTTGGGAAGCTCCATAATCCGGTGTCGGTCTGAATCGGCAGCAAAGATCGGTGAGCGTCATTTCCTCCGCCTCGTGGAGTAATGCAGCGACAACTTCATCCCAATGCTCCGCGTCAATTCCGACGACAAGCTCTGCTAAGCCGCCAGGTTTCGCCGCACAATCGAAATCTCCTCCCGTGCCGCGCCGCCAATACAAATCAACGTCGCGGATGCCAAGATGGTAGCGACCGACCTTTTTCCTAGTTTCCTTCATGGCTCGCCCGCGTGCTCCCAGGTTTCCAGCGGCGGCAGCGGTATCGTTCCCAGCCGCACCTGAACGTGGGATGCTCTATGGCATGGCCCACAGGCAGTACGGCCGCCCTTCAAACTGTCGTCGCCACCTTTAGAGCGCGACGGGTCGTGATGCCACTCGCCGGTTAGCAGCGTGACTACGAGCCAGCAGTAGCCGGAGATGTTCAGCTTGCAGCGGTAGCGGTCGCGCTCAAATATCTCGATGCGCCGTCGCTCTTTGTCCTCGCCGAAAAGGAAAACTCGCCCGTCCAGCGTGTAGTGCGAGCGCTTCTTCGCGTCCGTAAATTCTCCGCTCTTGTAGGCGGCGGCGGTGCGTTCGCGGTCTTTGGAGAGAGCGGCCATCATGGAACCTGCAAAATGATGTCTTCACCCTCTTTTCGGATGAGGCCGTTGGAATTGAGCGTCGAGATGTGATTTGTCATGCTGCGTCCGCTGTAGCCTGTAAGCGTTTGAAGTTGGCGGCGCGAGCAGCGTCCTCCGCGCTCGATGAGCCGGTCAATGCACTTCGCCGGGCCAGCCCCAAGCTTGGTTTTCCACTGCTCGAAAATAGCGGCATCAATCCCGCCCACATTTCCGTTGGTCGCGGCGAGCTGGTCAAGATCAGTGAATACCTTTTTCAGGCTCTCGTATTGCGGCCCGAAAATCTGGCGCAGCGAACCGATTACCGAATTGAGCACGCCAATCCTGCGATGCAACTCCGCATTCTCAGCGCGCAGCCGTCCGGCTTCCTGTTGCGTCGAATCGAAAACCTCGGTACGCAATTCTTCGTTGTCCATCGGGGTTGCCTTTTGACTGAATGCTTTGGGTGTCGCGTGCGGTTTCTTTTCCAGTGCCTTGCGGAACCTTTCGACGAACTCTGAAACGTTGGAGAGTGTTACTTGCTTTTGCACGACACCGATGCTGCGGGTTTCGCCAGGGTGGAAAGTCTTGCGCGGGCGAATACGCACCTGCTGAAATAGGTCAAACACCTGTGGCGACCAAAACCAGCCTGTGCCATTGTCCAGTGAGGCCAGCGAGTCAAGAAAGCGGTCTGCCTGTTTCTGCGTTTCCTGTGTGGCGACGACTTCCGCAATCCATTCGGCGCAGGCTTTGCGGTCTGGCTTGCCAATCATCCGGCCAGCGAAAAGAGACTCGCATTGCGTGAGCACGTCTTTCTGAATCGTGGCGTATCGCTGCGAGATGAGCGTCGCGCCATAGCCGTTATTTCGGCCAAGACGAATGAGCCGGTCAACCGCCGCGAGCGAACGCTTCTGCTCGCCCATCGGCTTTTGTGGAACAAACTCCGGCGCTTCTTCGATGAAGATGTGGCGCGGCACGGCCGGCCGCAATTCCATAAGCCGGTCGCAAAAGTCAGCGACGAATTTCCTCCAAGTGTTTTTTGACTCTTGGTGAAGGTCAATGATGCACGGAAAATTCTCTGAAAGAATCGTGTCAGCCAGCTTCGCGCCCATGTCCTTTTCGAGTGGAATGTCGCCATGTTCGCCGCCAACAATCACAAGCGGATAACCGCCCGGCGTACCGTCAGGATTCGCGCGCAAACCCCACCAGACGTGGACAGGATCGAGCGCAATCCACGGCAGCCCAGCCTCGCACATCTCCTCAGCCAGCACGGTAGCCAGTACTGTCTTGCCCCACCCGCGAATTGAAATGATGGCATCGGTGTGCACAACAAAATCCAAGGGCAGCGCGAATTTCGCGCCGCTCATCAAACTGCCGATTTCAAGTTGCTTTTTCATTCGCCCCCTTTCAAAATGGCCGTCTCTTTCCAGGCGTCGCGCCCGGCGCTCACCAGATGTTTCAGCAAGAGTCTCGCGCCAAGCAAAAACGCATACGCCATCAGCAGCCAGCCGGAAACTTCCGCCGCTGTTCTGAATAGGATTCCTGGCTCGAAGGTCATTCAGTTGCTCCTTGTAAGCGGCGGCGGCGGGCCTTGATACCCGCTCGTGGGCCTTCAGCAGTGAGCCGCAGCCCAACGCAGAATTGATGTGCCGCCCGAATGGTCTCCTACGGCATCCATTCGTTCGAGTTTAATCCGCTGTAAACGGCCATCACAGCCAGCAGTCTTAAGCGTCCGTGCAGGCTTTATGCACGCTGAGCCGTTATAACCGCCTCGTGCTTGGCGCTCACACTTTGCTGCGTGTCCTTCCACGCCGCGCCGCCGCCTTCTCACGCGCTTCTCAGCACGCGAAACTCATTTGTACTTCTCCATAATTTCCAAAAGGGCGACCCGGCGAGCCGTCCGTCGCTCGTAGGTATCGCCCGCTTCCAGGTTCACGCGCCTTCTTGCCGCCGCGAGCTTCATGTTCTGGTCTATCAGCGCAGCAAGTGCTGCTGGAATGCGCTTCATCTTGAAAACATCGCAGATGTGCGGCCATTCGGCGTCAAGCTGTTCCTGCGTCTGTTCTGCGGCGTCGGGCATTAAATTCCTATCTCCTCATCCACGCCCGGCTCACGCGGAGCGGCAGAAGGGGGAGCAACTGCCGCTCCGCTGTCCGCGCTGGCCTCTGGAGGAAGTCGTAGGTCGAACCCGCAATCGTCAAACAGCGCGACCGCATCCGCGAAGTCCGTTGGCTGGATGTACCAAACCTTCCCGCTCTTAGTGAACAAGTCGCGGAACTTGCTTTGTTCGGAAACCGCGTAGGGAACGTTGGAGAGCACACCTACCTCTTGCTTGCCGCCTTCGCGCCAAGTAAGCGTGCAGAATGGCCGTTCCTGTGGCTGGGATGCCTCAGGCGGCGTTTTGCCGCCGTTCTTGGCTGGAAGGGCGGCTGTTTCGACTTCTACCGACCCGGCTGGTAACTCCGGCGTCGGCAGGTCAACACCTGCGTCGCGGTACTCGTCCTCAATGGCCGCGCGGATGGCGTCGCGGTCGTCCGCTGACTGGGGTAGCAGCTTTGCCAGCGACCGGATCGCCGTCTTGAGCCACATATCTTTTTCAAACGTGCTCCAAAGCGACGTAGGCTCAAACAGCTTCCCTTCGGCTTCCGCTTTGGCCCTGTTCTCTTGATCGCGCGTCCACGTCTTTGATTTCGCGCGGCGGTCGTACACGTCCGAACGGCTCAACACGCGGAACACGGTCGAGCCTTCCTTCATCTTGCCAACCGCGTACACGCCGAGCCATTCTTCCGATTTGTCGCGGTCCACCTTGAGGTTGACGACGTGATGCAGTTTGGGCTCTGTGCCGCGCACGTCCTCAAACGTATCATCCTTGTGGATGATTTCGGCCCAGATAGCCGAGATGCGTTCCGAGCGGTAGGCAAGCTGGCAAAGTCCGCGGAAGCCGACCTGGAATTGTGCCTCGCGGCAACGCGCCTTTCCATTCCAGTAGGGCACAAGAAACGCTTGACCAAGCACGCGGTCAAATGAAAGCCCAAGCTGTGCGCCAGCGCCGATGCCAGAGATGATTGACTCCGGCGTACACTCAAGTAGCTTGGGATTCTGCCGTACCAAGCCCCATGCGATCTGCATGAAGCGGTCAACATCGAGGCCAGCGGGAAGCAGTTTGTTTAGCTGCTCGCGGCTGGTGAAAATCTTCGTCTGAATCGTTTTGGCGTTGCTTACTATCGCGCTCGTCACTTGACCTCCAAGCGTTCGGCTTGCTCGTAGTGCGCGAAGTCCAGCACTTCTCCGGCGTCGAGCGCGGCTTCGATTCTCGCGCGGTCGGGCACGCGCTTGATCTCGTCCTTTTTCCATTCGTCGGGAATGAGCGTTTCGTTGATGACCAGCCGCACCGGATTCTTTTTGATTTTGAAGCGCGTAAATTCTCCCGCGATTTCGCGGTAGCCCTTGTCCTGCATGTAGGAAAGAATGCTCCATGTCAGTCGGCGGGCCAGTGCCCCGCGAGACTTGCCGTTCTCAATGACCGCCGTGCCAAGTTGCTTGAGTGTTTCTTCCTCTGCGATGAGTTTCTTGATGGCGATTCCCACGTCATCGCGGATAGTCAAGTCCGCGCCTTCGATGATCTGAATCAGCGCGCTCTGTTCGCCCGGTGTGATTTCGCCTTGCGCGACCTGCATCTCGACGCTCGCGGCGAAGGCTTGAAACAGCTTCCCGGCCAGTTCATCCGCGCTCTTGCGGCAGCGCGAAACAACGTCAACCGTCTTTTCAATCTTGTTGATTTCATCTGGCAGCGTACTTTTCGTGACGCTCACGATTGCTCCTGTAGAACAGGCTCGTCGCATTCCCACTCGACAATTTCTTGCTCGCGCGTGACTTCGCGCATCGGAACCTTTTTCAATGCTTCAGGGTCAGCCTCAAGCACGGTAACGGTTTCCACTCCCTTCACGACCCTGCGGCAGATATTCTCGCGGTAAAGCACCAGCTCCAAATCAATCGTTCCGAATCTGTGACGCGGACGGAACCAGTGGCCGTCAAAGCGTTTCTCAATGCTCCCTAGCGCGCGTAGCCAAGGTTGTAAATCCTCACGGTCGCTCACGCTGTAAATGGGAAACACTTCAGCGTCATGCGGCAACGGAAGCTCCTCATGTGCCTCGAAAAAGTCAGCAATCATTCTCAGAGAATCGGCGTACTCTTTGTGTGTCATTGTTGCTCCTTTGGCGCGAGTCCCGCGCTGAGTTCGATGATGCGGTCGCCCATCGCCTGTAAATGTTCTTTCGTCGGCAGCAGCAATGTGCGCCCTTGGAGAATGGCCCATGCTTCGCGCAGGTAGTCCCGCGGCTGGCCATCCCCAAAACCGGGCAGTTCTTCGTGCGCGTCAAGATTGAACATGCGGTCGTTCGTCATGGTTGCACCGGCGGCGCATCGTTTGGCTCGGACATACTAGTGAGCGCGAAAGTTTTGCAAAGTTCATCCCTCGCCGCGTTCCGCTCGTTCATCACGGCCAGTTGGTAGGCGATTTCCAATAGCGCCGTGACCTCAACAACTTCTCCGTTGTCATCCGCGCTTCGGGCAACAAGAACCTTCAGGTGTTCGCTCGTCATTTCGTGTCCTCAACTTTCTCCAGCTCGTCGGCGCGGTAGAGCACATAAAAGCTGCCGTCGTCTTCGAGAAATTCCACTTCCACATTCCCATCGCCGACGCTTTCTACTTCGCCGATTTCGCCGGCGCGCGGCCAAGTCCTGTGAGTCACGCGCACGCGCTCGCCAGGCTTGAAGGTGTTGGTCATCGCGGCGGCTCCTGTGCGGCGGCACCTCCGCGCTTGCAGCCATCGCAAAGCATTTCAACTTCATCGTCGCCGCGCATATAGCTGACTTTGATTTCCCGTCGCCAGTAAACTTCCCTGTGTCCAAATTCGCGCCCGCACTTCTGGCAATGAGTGCAGCCCGGATATGTTTCCCTCGTCGTTTGTTTCCAAGGCATTTCCTTTGGGTAGCGGCGACTCATCGGCTCACCGCCCATAGAAATAATCCCGCCGCGCACACCGCCGCCGCGTAAACCAGCACGCGCAAGACAACGTAGGCCAGCGGTCGCCGCTGAAACTCAGAAAGCATTTGGCGCTTGCGCGTTTCTTCCCAGCGACGCTCGAACTTTTCCAGTTCGCTGTCCAGTGATTTCCGGTCGTCCGCGACGATGACGCGCATTTTGTCCAAGTGTGCTGTGCGAATGGTCATGCGGCCTCCGGATGTTCGCCCTTGCAAGGGAGTGCATCAGGGTTATCGCGGACGTACAGGCCGTCAGTTGTCCTGCGCCCACAGTAGCAACAGATTTCTTCCTCTCTGCATATCATCGCGACAGCTTTGCGTTCTGGATTTCTCGCATTCCAACATTCCGCGCAAATTACATGAGTCCATCTGCTCATCGCGTTCCTTTCTTGATCGCTCGAATCACTGCCGCGAATCGTTCTGCGCGGCACCTGTCGTTCTTGTCCAGTGCGAGCCAGTGGATTGCACAAAGCCAGTCACGCAACGCTTTCCGGTCGCTCTCTGAAAAGGTTCGCGGCGATTGCTCTGCGGTGTGCGAGTCTCGTTCAGGGACAGGCTTGGGGCTATCTGGCGGGTTCGCCGCGAAATCTACAAAGGCATTGGCGCGGGATTCGTAATAGTCTTGCAGCGCGTCGCTCATTCGTCGTAATCCTCCGGCCCGACTTCGCCAAGCCCTTGACACTCTGGGCACATTTGTTCGCCGTCGCCGTGCATACACCAGCCCTGCCCGCGACAAATATCATCTAGGCAGGTGATGATTCCCCCGTCGCCGCCGCAACGATTGCAGACGCTCATCGCTGCCCTCCGCACGTGGCCGATTTGATGGGGAGCTTCTCGCACTTAGACAGATCAACGTTCACTGTCATGAGCGTTCCTCGCTCCCCGTATCGTCGTATTCATCTAGGCTTGGTTTTTTGGTGGTTATGCGACCGTCCTTCGGCGCTTGGCAGCCAGACATGGAAAGGCGATAGTCAATCGCCTTTGGCGTTTGGAGCGTTCGTTGAGCAAGCTCGTGCAGAACTTTCTTGTGGTGGCGGATAATATCTTCGCGGCTGTGCTGGCAGTGCTCAGGGCATTTCCCGCACAAGGGACACATAGAATCAATTGGAGTTTGTGCGCAATTGCAGGTTGGCCCTAGCACGCACCCATGACCATATTCTGCCAAGCAACACCAGCAGCGTCTTTCTGCGATGCTCATAGCTGACTCCTTTCACACTGCGCCTCCGAAACTTCCGCCGCCACCGTCTCGTTCATCTCCTGCGAGGGCGCGCGGCTCAATTCCGCCTGAATCGTCGTAAACCTGTAGGTAATCCACGCGAAGCAGACCAGGGCAATCAGCGCGGGCCACACGCCCGCCCGTCGCTGCCACAAGTCCCATTGCTCTCTGCCGCGTACGGATTCAACCGTGTAGGCCAGCGTCCATGCGGACATCGCAAACCAGTACGCGCCAAGGCCAAGCGTGAGGATGCGGTCGGTTTCGGTTTGCTGCGCGTAGGCCCATGTGCCCACGGCCTGACAGCCAAAACTAAGCAGCGCAGCAAACTGGAAAAGAATTAGCGTGGTTTGCCAAGGGACTTGTCCTTTGTAAATATCCAGAATCCGATAGTAGGCGACGGCACACAAAGCCGCGGAAATGAAGAATGCGCCAATAGCGACAATCGCGACGAGCGGTCTTGGCATCAACCGCTCAAACCAGCCAAGCACAAAGGCCGAACAGCAAATCATTGCCGCGAGCGACGCCACATAGAAAATCGCATAGCCGCCGCTCGTAACCGGCTTCCGCTGCAAGCCCAAAAACGCCGCAGCACACCCAATAAACTGGACGCCGAAGAATATCCACGCGGATAGCGGCAAAGCCTTGGCTGGCAGTTTCGCCATCGCGCCGCCCAGAAACAGCAGCACGCACGCGCACGCGGCGGTGATGATGTACCTCATAGCGGCACCTGCTTGGCGATGAACTCGCTGTACGCTGGCGGAATGGCTTGGGAAAGTTCTGCGTCTTTCATCCAGTCAATGCCCATCGCCTCTTTGCGCTGCTTTGTGTTGAACATCTGCGTTCCGTCGCGCCGTGAGCGCGCCCCTGCATGTCCGTAAACTCCAACGGTCTTCGGCGAGTAGCCGCCCTGTTTGCTCACCACTGTCACAGTGCGGCGTCGGTCGCGCCCATGCCCGCCGTAGACTCCGCAGACCCTTCCAGCTTCGTGCTGACAAGGCGGCGTCAGTAGAGCGAAACTCGCTTCGAAGAATCTGTGTCGGCGCAATTCTGCGTTCTCTGACGGGATGCCAAGCCCAAACATCGTCCCGCAAAGCAGCACACTTCCTTTTTGCAGCGGCGCACCGGGCACGTTTTCGATTACCCACTTGGAACCGTGATTGAGCGAAAGCAAACGCTCTCGCGTCGGCGTCAACAGGTCTGCATGAGGTTTGGCGTTTTTCATTGTCTTCAACGCCGTAAATGCTTGGCATGGCGGGCTGGCCCAGATAAAGTCGTACCCTTCGAGTGGGAAGGTCATTGCGTCCGCCTGAATGAATGTGAACGGGTAGCGCGGTTGCGGGTTGATGTCCACGCCAGTAATCTCTGCGTCCGGCCAGGCCCGATGCAGCCCCATCGCCGCGCCGCCCGCGCCGCAGAAAAGGTCTAAGACTTTCATGCTTGCACTCCGCCGCGCACAGGGAGAAGATGAAGCGAAGGAAAGGGGGTGATAAACCGTGCCATACCCGCCTCCCCCGCCTCCCCCGCCCTGGCCCGACCGCTTGGGCGATTAGCGAGGAAGCGAAGCGGCGCATTGCTGCTCAGGCCAACGCGCCGCCCCACTCGCGACGGCTTGGTAATCGGCTCCTCCGCGCGCGCCGCCGCGTCTGACAAAGAACTACGCTGTAAGCCTTGAATCGCCGCGACCAACTCTGCCAACATTCCACGCGTGAAAATCAGAAAGTGCATTTGCGCGACGCACCAGCGAATCGTCTGCGAAAGATTCTCGTGCATCGGCGCGAGAGCATCGTGGATGCGCAGCAGGTTCGCCCGCTCCTGCTCGCTCATCTTGACCGTGAATGGACGTCTCCACTCTCCCATGTCATTTCACCGCGATGATGATTTGCTTCTCTTTGGGAATGAGCGCCATGATTTCAGCGAATGTGGACTTTGGCCGCTGCTTGAGAAATTCCGCCTTGAGTTGCTCGTGTGCCAGCCCAAATTCGTGCGTGAATACTGGGCGCTCCAAACACTTCTCCACCGCCTCATGAAAACGGCCAAATGGCATGCAAAGCTTTTCCTCGAAGAGCTGGAAGGCTACGATTTCTTGATCCGTAGCGTGCTGCCACCATCCCGTGTCGTACATCTTGATAGCTTCCTCTCTCGTCATTTTCGCCTCGCTATCGTCGCGTTACTCTCAGTACGCGGCGCTTCGCCTTCCGTTTGTCTTGCGCCAACTAATCTTGCGGACATAGAGTGGCGTCACCCGCCCGATTCCCTCACTGGAGCGACCGATGGCCGCTAATCCCATGCCCGAACTCGAATACCTCCTCGGCTGCACCGATTCAGAACTGCGTAGCTTCTGGATGCACCGCCTGGAACGCGCCGCCATCCTAGAAAAAGAACGCAAGGAAATTGTCGAGGAGTTGACCGCCGCGCTCGTACAGGCGGAAGTCGCGGAGATTCTTTTCCAGACGCGGCGGCTCGCAGCGCGACCTGTGCAGATGAAGTTGGCGGCGGCAGATTGATGGGCGGTGGCGGGATGGTTCCCGCCGTTCATGCATGTACGGGATACGCTCTTTTCAATCGCGGCTGCTGTCAGCACATCGGCACAGTGTTGCTTTTTTAGCTGACTCCCGATTCTTTCGGTGGTGCCTTCACTTATGCATGAAATACGGTTGCGATTTTCCAACTGGCAAAGCCGGTCGCTAACCGCACCAGTTGTTGCGCGACGCGAACGCGCCGCACCGCCCAGAGATTGATGATTACAGAAAGAATTATGATTACTTACTTTCGTATACCTTAGCCGACACAGGCGATTTAAGCGGGTTTTTGCAACGTTTCCCATTTCTAGGCCGCTTGTTCCGGGGATGATGTAGTGCGAGATGACTCCTCTGCTACAAGCTGCCGTACCAACTCAGCGACGGTGACGCCACGCTTAGCCGCTAATTCGCGGAACATGGTGCGCTCGTTCCGGTCAATCAGGATCGGGATTCGGTAACGCTTGGTCGGTTGTTTTCTGACGCTCATGGGCGCACTCTATTGTGCTATACATGTGCTTGTCAAGCAAAAACTGAAAGCTACTGAAAGAATTATCTCAAGTGTTACTTGAGCTTTCTCCGGTCGTCTTCTTCTCGCGCGGATTCAGCCAGTATGGCGAGCGGCACGCGGGGCTCGCGCATCGTATCGGCGGCGCGTCGCCCTTCGCAATCCATTTGTGGCCGCAGCGCGTACATTCGCATTCGTAGCGGTTGACCTTCTTGATCGGCGTCATGCTTCCCCCTGTGCTTTCTCACGCCAGTATTCGACGTGCTCCCGCCATTTCGAGACTTCCGCGCCGTCGCCCATCGCAGCCGCGAGAGCAAGGCGCGTCTCAGCGTATTCGAGTGACTGTCTGTCGGTCATTTCCTTTCCCTCCCTTTGCGCCAGGTGCGGCGCGTGTCGCTAGACTTCTCGCCAGCCGTCCACGCGGGCGGCCAGCGACAAGGCTAGACCTGCTGCGCACGCTCGGCCATCCGGAATGCTTGGGCCATCGAGTCAACGAACATGCCGCCGAAATAATCACTTTGCAGTTCGTCGGTATCATGCGGCGCACGCACGCGCAAGCAGACTATTTCATTGTCCGGCCTGTCCTCGCCGTTCGGCAGGAATTGGATCAAGTCTCGCACGCCGGGCTTGGTGGCAACGTAGTACGTCTCGCCGCGGGTGACCTTCCATCCATTCCGTTCGAGCTTCTTAATTGCGTTTGCGATTGTCATGTTCTCCCCCTTGCGCGTGTTCCGCGTCCCCGCGCTACGCTTCCAGCAAAGCCAATTCCAGCCGATTCAAAGCCTCTCGCGCGTTGTTGGTGCTGTCTTTTACCAGCCGGGCCAAGTTTGGGCAATTCCCATTCCCGCCCTCAGCGTGCCAGATTCTTTCCAGCATCGGCACAAGTTCTCCGGCCATACCATAAGAGGAAAATTCCAGCACCTTACAACGCGAGAGAAAGCGATCTTGAAAGCGGTCCACAGAATTGCAGGTAAAGATAAAGATGGTATTCGGCGGCGCGTCGGTAGAGTCCAGCTTAGACAGTAGCGCAAGCTGCGCCTGGGGCGTCATTTGATCTGCTTCGTCCACGAGCACGATGTGAAACGATTGCAGACCCCCGCGCGGGACGTACCAGCACATGCGTACTACGTCCTCGATTGCGCCGGCGGTGCAATTCTGTGAGGGGATGTGGTGCAATTCGCCCGCTAATTCAGCGCACAGGGCAAGGGCCATAGTCGTCTTGCCAGTGCCAGACGGCCCGACAAATACAAAGGACGTTGGCCGCGGCGCTTTAATGAAGTTGGCGAAGATCCGCTTTGGCTTGTCCAAGCCTACAAAGTCGGCCACGCGCGCCGGGCGATACTTCTCAGTCAGAGATTGAGGAAAAGCGAAGTTAGTTTGCATGGGATAGATTCCGATTATACTCAGGGTTTGCCGCCTTTTTGGCTTCATAAAAGGTGAGCCAGGTTAAACAGGACTTACAAGTTACAAGTTTCGGGTCTGGGGTGGATTGCCCGGCACTAATCGCACTGCCGCAAAGTACCACATATTCCCCATGCCCGCACCTTGCATGCATCTTGGGTTTTTTCATCGTCGCTTCCCTTCCCGCGCTTCTCGCGCCCGTCGCTACCGATGGCCGAAGCGGAGACCAGCGAAGTCTATGCAGTCCCAGCGGCGACCGTATCGTGCGTACAGCCCGTTCTCTGTCAGCTTGAAACACTCAATATGTTTTGCGCTGAAAATCGTCGCATGCGTATAGGTGCAAACCATGACCGCGCCGCCACCCTTCAGCGTTTCTATTATCTTCTCGTACTTTGCTTTCCTGTCCATGTCGCGTATGGTATCCCTGCCTGGTATCCCTTGTCAAGCGAATAGTGAGTACTACCAGCAGAATGTAACTCGCCTTTTCTTCGCCTGGCCGCCGCACTGGAAACTCCACCGCCAATCACGTGCAGATCCGCCGCATATTCAAACGCTCTACGCCCGCTCGCCCGCCGCGCAAGAGAATCAACTTCCTCAGCCTCTCCCTAGCCTTTGTCTTTGCTTCCCAGCTCCTCGCGCTCGCAGAGCGGTCCACAGCGTATCTCAGAACCAGCACGTATGGAGTTAAGAGATATTTCCGCGCGAGAATGAATCGAAGTTCTAGTACCCATACAGAGGAACAAAGGGGTAAAGTACCAGTACGGACAAAAAATGTCCATTACTGGCGACGAATAATCAACAACTTACAGGTTTACGTACTCTAACATTATCAGACACAAGGCGCAAGTGTAAGCAAACACAGGTGATTATTTGTGTCCATAGGTAGTACTAGCGACGATGGACAATAATTGTCCATGATTCACGCTCTTTCGCGGTCCACCTGGCAGAGCTGCAAGGCATCCGCGGGCGATTTGCAGAACATTTGCCGACAAGTTTCCACACGTTGATAACGCTAGGCTTACAGTACAGTGTGTCAGGCGTGACACGGTTAGTAGGCTACCGGCTGGGCGCAGGAGGCACCGGCCTTCTCGTATGAGATTGAGGCTCCAATTACCAAGCGCTGCCATTTTCAGAACTTCCCTTCTCCGACTTTTCGCACCAATAGTGCAGAATTTTCTTGACAGAGTTACACCGAAGGAGTACACCGTGGATGCATGGCTTATGAAACTGTTTTCGGGAAACTTGTGTGCAAGTGCGACAAGTGTGGAAACGTTTGGGTAGCGGCAGGTGACGACATCCCGAAGCGGTGTGGGAAGTGTAAGACCCCGTACTGGAGTCAACCTAGTACGGCGTCGCCAAAGGAGTTTGCCCCGTTCGTTGAGGCGAGCGGCGAGATCAAAATGGAAAAGGCTAAATCAGTGAACATGATGTTTCCTAAGGACAAATGGAAGGTAGCAAAGCCGCGAAAAGGAGCAAAATGAACTGTGAACATTGCTGGCATCAGAACGGCATCTATCTTGATGGAAGCCTTTCCGTCGGCAACCTTACGGATTTGATTGGCAATGACCTTCGTGACCGCCACGCATATATATGCTGCAAATGCGGTGAACGCGGAAGGCGCGATTACAGAAAGAGGCAGCCGGAAGGTCATGGGCCGTTCGCCCCACAGGAAAATGTTGATTTTGGCATTCGGCCTGTACCGGAGAAGGAACCAGAAGTTGCGTAGAAGGATAAGTGGGCGGCGCGCGAAATGACCTCAGAGACTTTTTACAGGTCACCCAAGTTTGGAGCCTCTTGGCGAAGGCCTGGGGTGTGGTTTTTCACCTACTGGATTCGGGAGTTCCACCGGTGGCCGGACGCCATAGAGAAGCACGACTCAATTGAGGTTTGGGCAGAATGGTGACAAACGACACCCCTGAGATGGCGGAGGAGCGGCGATGGTGATAAAGCTTTTCCGTTGCAACAAATGCTCTCTACCTTGTCACGAATTATTGCAAGCACTGTAAACGCGGCGACGAAGTTTGGTCGCGAAACATCACCCACAATGTCCAGCCGATGTGGTTAAAGGCTGGCGTTCACGATGCCCTTTATGAGAGTGAAGGCCACCTTGCGCGTGAATATATTGAGGTTTTAGAGCGCGGTGTTGCCGACATGGAAGCCAATTTCGTGGAGTATGAAAAATTAAATGCTGCCAATGGATGGGGCCTAGCAAAGCACGCGCTACCGTGGCTGGAAGACGCCCTCAAACACTTCAAGATGTTCCCAGACGCTATTGTCCATGTTAGTCGCTGAATGAGAGGATGAACCATGAAAATCGTCCTCCAATGTGAAAAATGCGGGTGCATCATCATTGACCACTGGGCTGAGATTGATGATAGCGGAAGGCTAAGCCTCGGTCGCTGGAACCAAGAGCTTGGTGGACACAAGCACTGGGAGCTTCCCTACTGCGAGAGCTGCAAATCGGATGAACTCATCATCGGAGGAACTGTCTCGATTTCGGGACTTAAAATCCCATAACCGGACAGTGTTTCAGAATAACCACAGTCTGTGTTGCAGAAAAGACACACTTTTCTCTTGACAACCATTAAATTTAGGATTCTACTCTCCGCGTGGACGAGTACCAGCCGCCGGATTGTGTCACGCCAGCCACACCTAAGCGAAAGTCATCCCTCAAGCCGCTAAGGGGCGTTCCTTCCGAGTCTGGCTTCTACGGATATTCAGGAATCCCGCTTTCCAATCAGGACAAAGCGAATCTGGAAGCGAAGGGCGTTGATTTTACGCCCGGCGAAGAAGGCGATCTCATGCCCGGCGGCCCAACAGAACAGCAGGGGATGTGCTGGGTGCGCCTGAAGCATCCGCAATTCAGAAAGAACTGGGCGATCAACAGGCGCGTAAACAATCTTCGTCCGCGCACCCGCCGCCGCGCCATGACTCCTGACGAATTTGAGAAACACTGGGAAAAATGGATGGAGGAATATCGCGCGTTGCCCGACCCAAAACCGAAAGTGTACGACTGGTTCGTGCAGAACAAGGACGAATTTTTCCTCAAGGAACTTCTGCGAAATGCGCTACTCACTGGGCGCGAGGGTCAGTCGGTCAAAGCCATTCAGGTTGCGCTGGAATACGGAAAGTCAAAGCCCAAACAAACGGTCGGTATTGAAACTGAGCCTTCCACGGAAAGCGACTGGGATGCAGACAAAATCATTGAGTATGGGCTGCAACTTAAAGGCCTAGGCCTAACCGCGAAGGAACTGGAAGCCATCGCGTCGCAGAAAAAGGCCTGAAGGAGAACGACATGACCGCCAAAAAGAAAACAGCCTCCGAGAAAAAGCCCAGAGCGCGAAAAGTAAAATCAACTCCCGCTGAGACATCTCCCGCAGCAGAAGCAAAAGTCTCATCGCCAAACGAGCATTGCGGAAAAGCGACCGTCACACACACGTTCTCCGACGGCAGTGTTGGTCAACTCTGTGAAGTTTGCCAAGCCACGCTGAAAGAAGTTGACGGCGCGCAGCGCGTCGTTCGCTCAATGGGCGGCGGCGTGTTTCTTCCGGTGGAAAACGAATAACTGATGGACAAGTCCAAACTTTCCGCGATCAAAGAAGCCGTGTGGAAGGCAAAACCGGAAGTGTATTTCAAGGATTGCCTGAAAATCAGAGACAAAGTAACCGGGAAGATGGTTCCCTTCCTGATGAATAAGGCCCAGAGGAAGATTCAGGGAGCCGTTGATGAGCAGCGTCGGCAGAAAAAGCCCGTTCGTATTCTCGTTTTGAAATACCGGCAGGGCGGAATCTCCACTCATGCCGCTGCGAATCTTTTTCACAACTGCCGCTTTCATCCCGATGTTTACATGACGGTTTCTCTGGACCTCGATTCGTCCGAGCACATTTTCGGCATCACGGACAAGTTCTACTTCTACCTGCCGAAAGACGAGCAGAAAAAACTTCCGACGGACGCAAGCAACCGCAAGGAAATCAAATTCTCCGAGCCGCACGGCGGGAGGATTGTAATTGAAACGGCGGGAAAGTCTGCCGCTGGCCACTCCTACACGCTTCGCGGACTGCATCTCACAGAAGTTTCTCGATGGCCCGAAGGGACGGACGACGCTCGCGCTGGGCTGTTGAACTCCATCCCCGACACGCCGGACTCAATCATTATCGTGGAATCCGTCGCCAACGGAATGTCCGGCTGGTTTTACGACCAATGGCACGCGCAGGACACCAGTTACGAGAAAATCTTCGTGCCCTGGTTCTGGCAGGACGAATACCGCGCCCCTCTTCCGATGCCGCGCGAGCAATATCTTGCCAGGCTCACCGACGATGAAAAGAAACTTATCTCTCGCTACGAGCTGGAGCCGGAACAAATCGAGTGGCGGCGTCTGACTATCATCAACAAATGCGACAAGGACGAAGAAAAATTCAAGGAGCAATACCCTTCCAATGCGCAAGAAGCCTTCCGAACTTCTGGCAACGCTTTCTTCCATGTTCCGACGCTGGAGCAAATCGAGACATCGCCTGCCACCTGCGGTGAACTCCGCATCGTGGAAGACCTTGCAGGCCGCGAAGAAATCCGTTTTGTTCCCAATCCCCACGGCGCACTCCGGGTCTGGGCGCGGCCCAAGCCCTCCAGTCATTATGTTCTTGGCTCAGACGTGGCCGAAGGAATCGAAATTGACGGCGCACCAGCCTCGGATACTCGTGACAATTCATCCACCGATGTCCTCGACCGGACTACCGGGGAACAGGTTTGTCAGCTACACGGCAAACTCACGCCTGACGAGTTTGGGAAGCAGAACGCCATTTTGGGAAGATGGTACAACAACGCTTTCGTCGGTATTGAATCCAACGCAGGATACGGACTACACGTTCTAGAAACGATGAAGTCGGAGAATTACCCCGATCACTTGCTCTATCGGCAGCAGGTGATGGACGAATCTACGCGGCGACCGACGACGAAACTTGGCTGGCGAACCACGAAGGCAAACCGCAAAACCCTGATGAGCAATCTGGACATGGCGCTGCGTGCCGGAGAAGTTCTTGTCAATTCCTCGGAAACGCTCGATGAGTTGCGGTCGTTTGTCGTGAAGCCCGATGGACGAATCGAAGCTGGGAACGGGCGCAAAGACGACCGAGTTTTCAGCCTGGCGATTGCGCGTGAGATGACTGTCGTGGCACCGCCGATGACTGGCCGCGCGGAACTCGATGTTTCTGTTCCCAGGACCGTGAAGTACCACCAAGCAAAAACACTGATTGAGCATTACCAGCAGAGGGCGCGTTAATGCCGCAGCCGAAGTGCGCACAACTGAAACTCAGCGACGCCGACAAGGAACGGCTCAAGGCGCAGATCCGCGACGATTATCAGGACGATTCCGCCGATTACGAAAACCGCAATCTCGCGATGAAACGCTGGTACAGGCTGTGGCGGAACGCGATGGAAACGAACGGATTCCCGAATCAGGAGAAATGCAACTTTTCCATTCCGCTCTGTCTGTGGATTATCAAGGCCATCCTCGCTAAAGAACTGGATGCGCTCCTGGGTGAAGAAAGCGAAATCTCTGTAAACCCAGTGGGCAAGAGCGACGTAGCGCGCGTTGAAAAAGTCAAGAAGTGGATTAACTGGCGCAGCAAGCAATCGCTCAAACTCTACACGAAGTTATATGACTACCTGCTGCAAAAAAGAATCTTCGGAACGACCATCGGGTATTTACCCTGGGTGACTAAAAAGCGCACGGTGAAGAAGCCCGTCGCCGTGCCGCAAGAACCTATTCCAGTACAGAGTACCGACCAGACTACCGGATTGCCTACGGTGGTCATGCAAGAACAGCCGCAGAAGATTGAAATTCGTGAAGTGGAAGTGACGGAGTACGACGGGCCGGACCTGATTGTTGAGAATCTTGAAGACTGGATTTTCCCCGCGAACGCCAAAAACCTTGATTGCGACCACTTCATCCGCATCCTGAAACTGACCACGGACGAAATGCTGGACATGGCGGCGGAAGGAAAACTGGATTCTAAAGTTCTGGATGATGAAGATAACTGGAAGCAGCTTCGCCATCTGGCGGAGACGGGCCATCCCGACCAGAACATTACCGGGCAAGAACGCGAAATCACCGAAGAAAAAAAGGCGCAGGAAGGCTTGCCTTCCGTTCCGCAGGGACGCGAAGAAGAAATTCTCGTTCACAACTGGATTGGAAAATACCGCCTGGGCGTGACAGAGAAAAAGCCGGAAGGTGACCGACGCACAACCGAAGTCGTTGTGTTCTACCAGCCCGATTTGTCACTCATTCTCGGCGCGTGCCGGCTGATTGACATTTTTCCTGATGGACGTAGGCCGTTCATTGTTTCGCAGGCGACGCGTGATGTGAACAAGATTTGGGGCATCGGCGACTGCGAAACGCTGGAGCCGATGAACAACGAGATGGATGCACTGCATCAACTTGCGATGGATGCTGGTGCTGGCTCTATTGGCCCAGTGATTTTCTATGAGCCTAGTAGCGGCTACAGGCCGGACAGCCACAAGATTGAGCCGTGGACAGCAGTTCCTACCGCGAACGCGAACGGCGTCAATGTCGTTAACCTCGGACAGATTCAACTCGGCCCCTACGTCCTGTTGATGAATATGCTTCTTTCCTTCGCGGAGCGCGTAACTGCCGTTACCGACCCTCAACTTGGCAGGCAATCTTCGCAGCCGAACGCTCCTCGAACTCTTGGACAGCAGCAAATTTTGCAGGGAGAAAGCAACGTCAATTTGCTTTTGGGCATTCGTCTGGAACGCGAATCCATGCGCGAGATGTTGCAGCGCATTTGGGAGATGGACAAGCGTTGGCTGGCAAAGCCTGTCTTTTTCCGCGTGACCGAGGAAGACCCCGGCGACACGATGACCGAAGAGGACATGCAGGGGAACTACGACTTCGATATCGGGCCGGTAACGATGGTTTCCAATCGCGCGCAGCGGATGCAGGAAACCATGCAACTGCTGACGATTCTCCTGCAAATGAAACTTCCGCAACCGCTGATGCTGCTGGTGAAGAAAATCGCGGTCAAGCTGGGGCATCCCGATGTTGCCAAACTCATGCCCGACGTGGAAGCGATGGCTCCGCCGGAGAAGCCGGAAGATGAAAACGTGCGGCTGATTCAGGGAGAAACCATACACATCAATCCGATGGACAACCACGCCGCGCATATCGCGATTCACGAAGACCTTGCGGCGAGGATTGAAGCGAGCACAGTACAGCATCCGCTCACGGGGCAAGTTGTCGAGGTAGAGAGCGTTGCGCCTGGCTCCGTGGGCAGATTGCGTGCGCATATCGCAGAGCACCAACAAGCCATGAAGCAAGGTGTACTGGCGGGGATGAACGCGATGGGTGCGCAAAACGGGAAAGGAAGTCAAATTGTTCCGACATTCCAGCCGGAGCAGCAAGGCAACGTGAACGCCGGTGCACCGCCTGACCTGCTGGCGAATCTGAGAAGTCAACTTGGCGGTCTGCTGAATCAGGGAGGGCCGCAAGGATGAAATATTCAAAGGCCGACCTGAATGATTTGAAAGCGAATCTGGCGTGGCAGGAGATTACGGAGCGCATCGTGAAAATGCTGGAACAGGCCGACAAGGATATTGAGAACGGAGAGCCGTTCGAGCATGGCAAAGCGGTCGGCGCGAGAGACAAATTGCGAATCATTGCGGGACTTCCTGCGGAACTGGAACGGGTGATTGATTCTGGCGGTACGCCGGTGACGAAGATTCGATGACCATGACGAGTTCATTTTCGATGAAATATCAGGGGGGCGGAAAGATGTACCACGTCAAGCGGCACGACGAAAAAATGACGATGGTCGAGCATCCGCACGTCGCGGAATGCATGAAGGGCCATGAAAAGGATATGTGCGACCCGCCATCCCCAGCGAAAGCGCGGGAAATGCTGCACCACGGCACGGTGCACGGCAAGCCGCTGAGCAAAAAGCAGCGCGGACTTTTCGGAATTATCGCGAGCGGAAAGCGCCCGCGAAAGCGAATGTAGCACCCTACTCCGCGGGTCGGCACCGCGTGAACAAGCCGTGAACAATGAGGAGGGAAAATGTCAGACGAAGTAATCACACCGCCAGCGGCGGAAACGCCGCCAGCACCGCCACCGGAAACACCGCCTCCGGTGGAGGATAAGGACGAGCGCGGGGTTCCGTGGCGGCAGGTAGCTGCGGAGAATGCAAGGAAACTCGCAGAGGAACAGCGATTGAACCAAGCGTACCAAGTCGCACTCGGACAGCGGCAAGCGCCACAGAATCCTGCTCCGGTCGCCGACGAGCAGGACGAAATGTTCAACGACCCTGAATATCTGGCAGTGGAGAAGGATTTCACGCCAGATGTGCAGAAACTCATCCGCACAGGATTCAAGCGGATCGTTCCGAGACTTGCGCAGCGCGAAGCACGAAGAGTTGGTGACGAAATTATGTCTCAAGCCAGCGTGCAAAGCGAATTGCAGGATCAGGAAATTCTCGCAGAAGCGCAGAAACAGTACGCGGCGCTGGCGACGAACCGGCTGTGGTCTTCTGCTCCAGACGTTTTGAAACAGGAACACGCCGTCGCTGCGGCTAAGAATGTCGTGCTGGCGCGACGCAAGGCGGCAGGATCACAGGCCGACGCGGAGAAGGCGCGGCAAGAGGCGGAGGAAGCCTTGAAAAACAATGCCAGTCTGCCCGGAACACGCGGTCCTGTGCCGCAACAGCCGAAGTCGAAAGAGGAATACATCAAGACATTCATGGCCGATGCGCAGAACATCGCTGATTTCCGCACGGCGTATGGGCGAAAACTTGACCCGTTCTCGGCGGAAGGACAGAAAGCCTTCCGTGAAGCGGCGGAAATCGCCTATGACACCGGGCCGGCAGGAATGTGGGGCGGGAAAACAGCCGTTGCCGCACGAATACTTCAAGAGGAGCAAACTCGATGAGCGACATTACACAAACGGCTGAAATCCCCAAGAAGCGACGCGGAATGCCCAAGGGCGGCTGGCCGAAGAAGGAACAACCGGAAGTCGAGGTAGTTCGAGAAAAGCTGCCAGAAGCCATGCAGGGCGAAGCACTTGCTAAATTCGTTTACCAAGCTACGCCCGGAGAACTGGACGATTGGGAGCACAACGCTGAAGTTTCGCCCATGCACGTGCCGAAGACAATCCAGAATAAATATCCTGACCTTGCTTTCCGCTACGTATCAAGGCAGAAGTGGGACAAGTTCGGGAAAAACTATCACGGCTGGCAAACGTTCCAGGACAGCGAGCACCCGCAAGGCGTAACGCGCGGGAACGATATGTTCCTATGCGCGATGCCGAAGGAACGAGCGCAGCGTTACCGTGATTCTGTGTCTGAAAAATCCAATGCAAACATCCGCGCTCGACAGCAAAGTGCGCTGGAACTCCATCTATCTCAGAACATTTCTCAGGAAGAGATGGAAAAGATGGGAATCCCCGCCGGTGCGGAAGCTGGAATTGTTGTTGGCGTTCGCCCAAGAACGAAACTGAAGTTTGGCGGTCGCGTTGTAATTGGGGGCGGTGGAACTAGAGGAATGAGCCGCGAGGAAGCACGCGAGGTAGCCAGGAAAGAGATTGAAGACCGCAAGAAAAATCGGGTCTATTCGTTCGCAAAATGAGCACTGTGCCACAACTCGTTCGCGTGCGTTGTAAGACCTGCTCGCGAAGTCTTTTGCCGAGCGAGCTTCTTGCCGGTTTATGTTCCCACTGCCTTGCAGCGAGAGAGAAAAGCTGGGGCGGAGAATTTGGTCTGGAGACGATAAAGGACAAGAAACACTGCATGGAATGTCACCAGGCCATTGAGATTGGCGCGTACATCCACTGGGATGTTCTCGCCAACTCATTCAGTCTTCTTTGTATTGCCTGTTCGGAGAAAGCGATAGCGAAAGCGGCTCAGTATCGCGGTACTCCGTTCGGGCGCGCAAAGAAGGCTGAGTAAATCTACAAGGAGGAAACTTGGCAAACGTATCACATCCCGACGGGTTCAAGCCCGTCGCGAACCTGATGGGTGGCGGAGAATACATCGAAAAGATGATTCACGCCGCCGCGGACGGAACCGCTGTGGGGAGGTTTGACTTGGTAACACCCACCGGAGCCGCGCGCACCATCGAGCAATACGACAATAACGACCCAGTGTGGGGCATTGCGCTGAATTTCGTGGCCGCCTCCACGCTGGGCAACGTGGACACTGTTCACGTCAACCACACCACGGTCTGCGTGGCAGAGGAAGACAGCGTTGGCGGCTCCATCGCGGCAGCCTCGGAAGGTCTGAACTGTTCGGCAATCGTTGCCGCCGCGAATACCAGCACCGGACTTTCTCAGATGATGCTCGATTCCAGTACGGCGGCTACGACCGCGACATTGACGGCCCGCCTGCTGCGTCCTTCCCCGCGAGTGGACAACACCGTGGCCTCAGCATCTTCGCGCTGGTTCTGCACGCTGCTGGAACTGGACATCGCGGAAGCAAAGGCGGGAACCTAAATGCCAACAATGACTCGTGCAGCTTTCCCAGACGTATTCAGTTCTACTGCTGCATTGGCGTTTTTGCGCCAGATTATTTCCAGTGGAACGAAGCGTCGCCCAGAATGGTTTGCTGACGTGTTTCGCGTGGAGACGACCGACCAGGCTAACGAGCAATTCACCAGCAAGGCCAACTTCGGAGTCTTCGTGGAAACCGACGAAGGTTCGGCAGTAACTTACGATTCCGCGCTCCAAGGTTTCGATAAAACCTTGACACCGCTTCAGTATTCTCTCGGTTTCAAGGTTACGAAAATTGCGATGGACGACGATCGCAAGGGCGTGTTCTCCGACCAAGCCTCGGATTTGGGGTGGGGCTGGACGGAATCGCGCAACATCCTGTCAGCGGACATCATCAACAATGGCTACAACTCCTCATTCCTAGGGCCGGACGGAGTGGTTCTTTTCTCTACCGCGCACTTGCATGAGGACGGTTCGACCTTCCGCAACACACTTGCAACTGCGGCGGATTTCAGCATCACTTCCCTGCGCACGGCGTTCATTGATTTCCAGAATTTCCGTGACGGGCGCGGGAAGCGGCTGAACCTTATGCCAGAGCAAGTGGTGATTCCTCCAGATTTGTATTGGGAAGTCGCGGAAGTGCTGAAGTCAACTGACCGCCCGGACACAGCGAACCGAGCTACCAACGTGACTCCTGATTACTATGGGCAGGGCACGCTCTCAAAAATAAAGGTCTGCAACTATCTTACGGACACCGACGCATGGACGCTTGTCGGTCCGAAGCAAGATCATGGCTTAGTTTTCCTCGAAAGGGAAAAACTGACCGTGCTCAATGATGTGGACTTTGAGACGCGGACACTAAAGACCGCCGCGTGGGGAAGGTTCGATGTTGATTGGGTCAACAACGGCGTGGGCGTGTACGGATCGCCAGGCGCGTGATGTTTCGCAAGACAGTTCTTCTGGTCTCTGAGCAAAGACCAGAAAATTCTCTATTGCTACTCATAGAATCCGCTTGGGCGGGACGGGTAGCAGGAGAAAACCTTAGAGGACAAAATGGGCGTATCAAGTTTCGACGTTTGTAAGGCTAACTCTTTCATCGGTCCGCCACCCGGATTGACGACAGGGCAGGTCTATTACGTCAGCAATACAGTTGTCGCACCGGGCGGCATCGGCGGTTCCGATGGCAACGACGGGAAATCTCCGCTGACTCCCTTCTCTACGTTGGACTATGCAGTAAGCCAGTGTGTGGCGAATCGAGGCGACATAATTTATGTGATGCCCGGCCATGCAGAAACCGTTACGGCCTCAGACATCGGCATTGATGTCGCCGGCGTGTCGGTTATCGGTCTTGGCAATGGTGCAACGCGCCCGACGTTCAACCTGAACGCGACTGGCTCGACCATCGCCATGTCTGCCGCTGATTGCCGGTTAGACAATGTTCTTCTGACTGGCGGGGTAGACGCAATCGTTGCGGTTATCACCGTGTCCGCTGCGGATTGCAAAATCGTAAATGTCGAGTATCGCGACGTTACCGGGCAATGTACGGATGGGATTCTGACAACGGCCGCAGCTAACAGGCTGGAAATTTCCGGCCTGCGCTGGGACGGTGCGACCGCTGCTGGAACAAATGCAGCGATTGCCCTTGTCGGCGGCGACAGAATCCACATTCATGATTGCCGTTTCGACGGAAACTTCGCTGTTGGCGTGATTGATGTTCGCACCACGGCCACGACTGACCTCGAAGTTCACGACTGTGCGGCGCGGACACAGAACGCGGCTGACATCTTCCTGATTGACACTATTACTGCCTCGACAGGAATGATTGGGCCGCGAATCCAAATCCGCGTCAACGACAACGCAGCAAACATCACCGAAGCTATCACTGGAGCGACCTTCGTTCTGTTCGGCGGCGGCGCTTCTGGCCTCACGAGCGGCTCTGCGATTCTGGTCGTAAACCTGGCCGGCGAAATCGCAATGCCGATCAATACCACGCAGTCAACGGATGCTTAACCGATGACGCCTGAACAGGAACTAGCGTACCTGAGAAAGCGATGCAGGGACTTGGCTGTTGCGTTTTCCAATGTGGACGCAGAGCGCAAGTTCCTGCGTCGCAAGATGCAGGCGTGCGAAGCCATTTTGAAAGAGGCTTCAGCGTGCCTGAAACCTTATGAGGGCCAGGACAACGTGAAATCAGTTGAGGAAAGTGGCGTTGCCGCCTAAGCCGATTTACGTCATCAGCGGATGCATGCGGAGTTTCACGTCCATGATGATGCAGTGCATGGAGGCTGGCGGAATGGAATGTGTTTACGCGGAGGCCACAGAAGAAATGCCGGACGCTCGCGGTTTGCGCGAGATGTCGCGGGAACAGAGACAGCAGCTTTTCGCCGACCCGCGAGCGTTTTCCGGCAAGTGCATCAAAATGCTTTGCCACTACGGGTATATTCCACTTCCACAGTGGGAGGGCCGTTACAAAGTGATTCTTATGACGCGCGATCCCGAAGACATCATGGATTCCTACCGACGGTTTTTCGGTAAGGAAATGGTGTACAGGGATGGCGAGGACGAGATTCCATTTTCTGCAAAGCTCTATGACCGCATTTTAGCTTCGACAATCCACGATGCTTCCGAGCGCGGCAACATTGATTTCCTGATTTTGGCCGGGGAATACATCGTAGCGAATCCGCAGAAGTGCTTCAAGACGATTGCGGTTCACTGGCCGATTGATGCGGAAAAGGCAGCGACGGCAGTAGACCAATCGAAAAGAGTTTCAGAAGTTCCAGCAACATAAGGAGAAGAAATGGCGACGCCAACACCGGACACATGGACTCAATGGGACGGAACGCGAGGGATGACGTACTGGCGGGCAGAATGGACTACAGCCGACAATTTCACAAATTCCGTCATTGTGGACATCTCTACGCTTGCGCCGGCACCAACAGTTGTAAAGGTTCTAGCAATCAAGGCCACGCTGAATGGCGACATTGAGGCCAAAGTGGAGTTCGACGCGACAACCCATGTTTTGATCTACACGTTCGAGGGTCAAAGCGATTCGAGCATGGTGGACGTTGCTGACTTTACGCTTGGGGCAAGCGAAGGAAGAACAATCTCCAGCGCAGCCGTAGGTTTTGTCGGAGACATTATCCTGACAACCGCCAACGTTGCATCGGGCGATGAACTCACACTTCTAATCTTCTATCAGGGGAAATAACATGCTACGACGCGGACCGGGCGGTGGCGGTGGGAGTTTTGGTGGCGGCGGCGGTGGCGGTGGCGGAACGAATGCCGCAACACGCGATCTTGCGAATCTG